ATCCAGATTATACTTTCGTAAAATATGTAGATCCACTTGGTGAAAATGGATCTAAAAAAACTCAAAGAATGTCAGAATATTTTCTTGAATTTCCGGACAAAAATGGGCCTACAATTAAAGACATTACGCCATTGCCAGTCACAGAAAACGTCAAATGTTTGCTTAAACATTATAATATTGAAATAAAATTTAATATTATAAAAAATTCTTTTGATGTTTTTGAAAATGATATTATATCTAAATATAATCTTGAAAATTTTATAGTAATTATTAGAGATAATGCAGATAAACAAAATTTTAAAATTACTAAAGATAAAATTATAGATATTATAATAAAAATAGCTTTAGACAATGAATATAATCCAATTGAAGATTATTTAAAAGAGGCACATGAATATTATTTAAAAAATCCTGACAAAGAAATATTTAACAAACTAATGGACACTATTAACAGTGAGTCGGAATGGAAAAATAAATTTATTGGTAAATTTTTATTACAAATGATTTATTTAGGTATATGCGAAGATGAAAGTCAAGTTGCAGCAGATTATATGTTAGTATTACTAGGCAAACAATTTATTGGTAAAACTACTTGGCTAAGAAATTTATTACCAGAAAAATTTCGTTCGAAATATTTTTTAGGTGGTAGAACTTTAGATCCAACAAATAAAGACGATCGAATTGAAACAGTAACAAATTGGCTTGTTGAAATGGGTGAAATATCAAGTACATTTAGAAAAGCTGATCAGGAAGCTCTTAAAAATTTTATAACAGATTTTAAAGATAAATTTCGCTTACCTTATGCAAAAGAAGCTATAGAAAAGAAAAGGCGTACTTGTTTATGTGGATCAACTAATGACATTGAATATCTTAAAGATCTAACAGGGACTAGAAGATTCTTAACACTTAATTGTATTTCTTTTGATAAAGAAACTAAAATTGATATTGATATGTTATGGGGATACATGTATTCATTATATCTAAAAGGAGTTTCTTATAAATTTACTAATAATGAAGTTGAACAGATTATGATTTCAAACGAAAAATATTTAAATAAACCTGAAAAAATATTAATAATTGAGGATGTGTGGAATTTAAATCCACCAGAAAATAAAGGGATTTGGCTAACAGGACAAGCAATTTGTTCCGAATTACCAGATAATAATCTATTAAATAGATTTACAATAGGCAGAGAATTAAAGAAAAATAAAATTAAATGGAAAAGAGATAAACATACTAAAAAAGATTTATTTTTTGTATGTAGGCTTTCTTCATATAATGAAAATATAAATTATGATATTGATGAAAAAAAAGAACCTTTTTAAAGGTTCTTTTTTTCCATTTTTTTTTGCGAAAGTTTGCGAAAGTTTGCGAAAGTTTTTTGCGTATACCTCCGCAAGTCTCAAATACTGTCATAACAATATGTTTAAGACTTTTTGCGGAGGTGCGGAGGTTCCTTTTTATTAAAAAAAATAAATTAAAAAAAGACTAAAAAGTAAACAAATGTATGTACATTTGTTTAACCGCTATTAAATATTTGAAAAGAATAAGAAAAACACCTCCGCAACTTTCGCAAAAACCTTTACAAGCAAGTAATATCATGGCTTGCGACATATTTTCGAACTTTCGCAAAATTTATGAACCTCCGCATTGTAAAATATTTATAAACTTGTAATTATTTTACAAATATGGATATTGAAATTTATATATTGACTTATATGATAATGCATGATAATATAATCATAGTCAAGGAACATTAAACCGGAGGTATCTAATAATGAGAATAATTGAAATAATTAATTTAGCCATGGAATATAATGAATTATTAGTTAAGTTTACCAAAGGTTCTATATGGTTTGGTAAACCTAACATATCAAAGAAAAGAAAAGAAGAGTTTATTCCTAAATGGGATAAGCTATTAAAAAAAATGGATGAGACATTAAAAAAACTTGAAAGTATGGGTATTACATTTTATGATTGTGAGTCAATTGAATGCATAGAAATTCCAGAAAAACTTAAAAGAGTAGATGTAGAAATTTTTCTCGAAAATTATTATAAATTAGAAAAGAAAAATTATATTGATGAAGAAAGGCAAGGAATTAAATTATTTTAAGGCAATTTAAGGCAAATTATGTTCAATTTAAGGCAAATTTATAATAAAATTATACCGTTTTATAGGATTTAAAGATAAAATAGTGACAAAAGGTAGACTTTTATGATATAATTTTATTATCCAATTCTAAGTATAAAGATATCAGAAATTATATTATAATTGTGGGAGGTAATGAGAGGGCGTAGCGATTACCAAGTATATCAAAGGGGTTTAGGGTGAGATATACATTTAATTTGGGGAATAGTTTATATGGTAAAACATTTTTGAAACTGGCTATATGACGATATAGTAAAGACTTAAAAAAAAATGGGTTCAAATCCAATTTTCCCCGCTCGAACCAACATAGTTTTTAAACAGGTTGCGTAAGCCAACGACTATGATATCAAGGCTTTCGGCTTAGTGTATGGGCCTATAGGGTTCGTGGGAAATCCGAAAATACACAATCCTACAAAAATACACTAATTAATTAGTTGTCCCGTAATAAATTAGGAATACCTTAGGGTTGCCGGTTCGATTCCGGTAACGGGATTAGTTTCATTTATATATAATTGTTTAATGTTCCAGGTCCTCGGTTCCGGTTGTTACAATCAGATCCGAGGACTTTATCAAATAAATAAGAAAGGTGGGTAATACGGTGCCAGACAATGAAATATTAATAAAAATAATTCAAGATAATTTTAATCATTTTCGTCAGGATATGAACGATCGATTTGACAGATTTGAAAAGAAAATTGCAAAAATAGAAGAAAAACTAGATGACGTAGTCAATGCTGAAGATTGTAAAAAAAACCGTAAATTTTGTATTGAAAGTTTACAACTGAAAAGATCTGAAATGAGTATTAAAACAATCACGGCCATTGGCGGCGTGGTAACTGGTACAATTGCGGCGAGTAGTGCAATTGTTATTGCGATTCTTAAAATATTTTTTCCGATATAAGAAAGGAGTTTTTATTTTGAAAATAGAAGATTTAAAATTAAGCGTGAACGTAGATACACAACAACTGGACGAAGCTCTAAAAAAAGCTACTGAATTAAATTCTTTACTTGGAAAAGGAACTTTACAAAACAGACTAAAAAGTAAGGTTCTGCGGGGTGCTTTAGCCAGTGCATTGTTGTTACTATTGGGTGAATGGGGTTTATATGAAGCAATAGGAATCAAGCAAGAAGTAATACGACACACAATAGACTTTATTCTTTTATGCTTGACTGCATTTGGAATTATAAACAGTCCAGACAATAAAAATACTTTATAGAAAGGTTGATATCATGGATGAAAAAAAATGGTGTGAAACACCAGAAATAACAATTAATAGACTGACAGAAGAAAACAATAAACTACATGAAGAAATAAAATTGTTAAATAATAAATTAATTGAATATACTAACATGATTAAACACATTGAGTATAGCGTAAAATTAACAGTTGATCAAATTAGACATGATATATGGACGCAAGATTAAAATTATTAAAAATGAAAGGAAGTGATTTTATGTGGTTCGAATTATCAGGATTAAGTAGTGTAGTCAGTGATTTAAACGTTAATGAAGACGTGTTATATTTAGATTTCGGACATGGTGGTTCTGAACCTGGGTGTACATTTTATGACGGGACAAAAGAAAAGGATTACAATTTAAGATTTGGTAAAGCCGTTTACCAATTTGTTAGGCCGTTTTTTAAAAAAGTTTATTTGACAAGGTATACAGATAAAACCGTTAGCTTGCCTGTAAGGGCAAAAAAGATGTCTGATATAGCAAAGGAAGCTAAGAGCTTACAAGTTTATTCGATTCATTGTAATGCTTATAATAAGATTGCTAATGGTGCAGAATGGCTTTTAAGTATCCATACACCGAAATCTCATAGTGATTATGCATTTTGTACACAATTTCTAAAGGATTATTGTAGTACTTTTAGCCTGGTGAATCGTGGTATCGTCCAAAAAAAATCAAAAAAAACTTTAAATGATAATTACGCTTTGCATAGGGATACGCCAGAGAATTGCAAGGTAAAATATCTTGAATTATTCTTTGGTGACAATAGAAACGATTGCAAAAGATGTCAAACACAAGCATATTTTGATAAGGCTACTTTTTTTGTGGCTTCATATATACTCAAAAGATATGGAGTCAAGATCCAGAAGCCAAAACCAGAATCAGATATTTTGTATTTAGTCCAGGCCGGCGCATTTAGTGATAAGAAAAATGCAGACGAATTAATGGCCAAATTAAAGAAAAAAGGATTTGAGGTAATAATCAAGACACAAAAAAAATAATGAAAGGATTAAATTATATGAAAGTAATGATAAGTCAACCAATGGCTGGAAAGGCAGAAAAAGAAATAAAAGAAACTAGAGAAAAGGCAATAAAACTATTTAAAGAAAAAGGATATAAATTTATAAACACACTATTTACTGATGAATGGTATAGCGATAAAGCGATGAAAGAAAGAGGAGTTGAACAAATACCTTTATGTTTTTTGGCGAAAAGTCTTGAAAAAATGTGTTTATGCAATATTGTATATTTTGCAAAAGGATGGGAAAAAACACGAGGATGCCGAATAGAACATGAGGTTGCCAAACAATATGGTTTAAACATTATGTATGAATAAAATAATAACAAAGAACCCTGTTAAATCGGGGTTTTTTTATTTTTAAAAATAATTTAAAAAACTATTGACGGATAAATTATCCTATGATATAATGTAAACATAGTTAAGGAACATTAAATAAAATTATAAAGGGGATTGATCTTGTGACTAATAAACAAAAAGAATTAATTTATGATATGTTGGACGTATTGGACACTGAATTTGATTTTGGAACAATAGGAAAAAAGAAATTTTATACTGGCAAGGAAGCTTATGAATTAATTTCACTAAACGTAGATATGTTTTTTGGAATTAAAGACGGCGGACAGTGTACCGTCAAGCAATACAATCAATTAACTAAAATAGCTGGACGTAAGCCAAAATATGAAAGACATCTAATCGGCTTTAGCCAAGCCGTTGATTGGATAAATAAATATAAAAAAATTGCATAAAGGAGATGATTTAATGTGGCCATGGAATAAAAATAAAAAAGAAAATGATATTAATTTCTATGATGATAGTTATCTTGAAGATAAAATTATTATCGGAAAAACAAAGAAAGAAAAAAATGTAAATGACAATAAAGAATTAGACGAATATTCTATAGATAGTTTTGATACCTATGATACTAAAAAAAAGAAATTTAAAGAAGGTTCAAGAAAAGAAGATTGGCTTTAAAAGATTGGGACGTAAGTCCCTTTTTAAAAAAACAAGAAGGAGTGATTTGTTTGGATAATAAACTAGTTTATTGTGTTTTGATTAAAGGATGGATAAAACAAGATAATCTATGTTTAGGGTGCAACAAATGTAAGAAAAGGTTAGAAAAAATCAAAAAAATTTTAGAAGAGAATACAAAAAAGGGGGATTTATAAATTATGAAACCTAAAAAAAATACAAGTATGACGAACGATGTTAACATGGAAATATTATTAATAGAATTAAAACAGTTTAAGGATGACAAAGAAAGATTAATTAATACATGTGAAAAAATGATTAATAATTATCAAGAAAAAATAGAGCTTTACAAGTCTCAGCTTGATGTTAAAGAAACTAATATAAAAGAACGATTGTTCGGAATGATAGAATTATGTGAAATGAAAGAAACTAAAACAGAATTTAATTATAAGTTACCAAGTGGGAAAATATTTTTAAAAAAAGAAAGTCAATCTATGAAATTAAAATCAGAGTACGATGATGGAGAAATTCCTGAAAAATTTTTAAAAGTTGAAAAATCTGTAAAATGGGGAGATTTCAAAAAAATACTTAAAATTGATGGGGATTGTGTTATTAATGCTCAGACAGGCGAAATAATTAAGAGTGTTGAAATTGAAAAAAAACCAGCAGGACAACTTGACATAAAATTAGATTAAGGAGAAGGGTCATGAGTAAAATATTAAATGCATATAAAGAATTTATAAAAAGAACTGATAATCCAATTAATGTTATATATGATGATGATTTGAAAGAATTAAATGAACTTGAAGATAAATTACTTGAGTTTAATCTTTTTAATAATAAATACTATGATGATTTTATTGATTGGATATGTGATGAATTTTCCATAGAATGTTGTTTTACATGTGGAAAGTATTTGTTTAAAGATAATTTATATTGCTGTGCATATTGCTTTGAATACATTTGTATCGATTGCAAAAAATCAGGGTGTAATTGTAAAACCGGTGATCAAGACGAAGACATTGACGATAATATTAATTGCTACTATTTGTAAAGGGGTGGAATTGTGAATCGCAAGGATCATTTTTATCAATTGTTTGCTAAAAACAATATTAAAATTGAAGAAATGGCAGATTTAATGGGAATCAAAAAAGATTCCCTTTACAGAAAGATCATAGGGAAAAATGGATTTAATGAAAAGGACATTAAAAATATATTAAAAGTTTTAAATTTAAAATTTGAGGAGGTATTTATATGATAATAAAAGCTATATTAAAAAATAATATAAAAGGTTATTATGGTTCAGAGTGGTATCCAGATATATTAAGAATTCAAGAAGAAAATGGAGGGTATCTGGATCTTGAAAGGACATTTTATAATGGTACTAAATTTTTTGAAGAACTAAACAGTGGATACAGATGTCAGTTGTTAAAGGAAGATTTAGATTTTTTAAGATTATAATGAGGAAGGTGTTTTGTAATGAGAAAGATAATATTATTAGTTTTGATATTAATGCTTTTTAGTGGGTGTTCTTCAGCAGACATCCAAAAAAATAATAACATAACAGAAGGATATGAACTTAAAACAATCATAGATGGTGGTAGGCAAAATATTTACAAATTAAAAGATGATAACAACAATGAATTTATAATTGTCATCGGAGAATATGGGAACGCAATTTGTCAAATAAAATAATAAGGGAGTTTTTTAAATGTTAGTACTAAAAAAACTAATTGAAAACGAATTAAAGGCGGCTAATGATAAATTTCCGCCGTTCCAATCCCGGCATGAGGCGTATGGCGTTTTGTTAGAAGAATACGAGGAATTATCCGCAGAAATCGACGATATAGGCACAGGAATTTTAAAAAACTATTGGAGATTATGTCGTGAGAGCAAAAAACGCGATTCTGAGGAAGCTAAGAAATTATTAGAAGCATTGGAAGCTGCAATTAATTGCAGCTTCCAGGAATTAATACAACTTGGTGCCATGATACAGAAGGCTAAAGAATTGGAAGGAAGGAACAAAAATAAAAGAAGTTGTTTTGAAACCTGTAAACATTTTGGGACTTCAATGTGTGCTTTTCCTGAACGTTGCAAAGCTTATCAAAGAAAGTAATGATAAATAGGGTGATTAAATGTTAATTGATAGAAGTGGTTATTTATCAGATAACCAAAATATTAAACATGTTAGAATGATACAATCTGTGATTGAAAATGAAATTAAAAGTATAAAAATTGGTGTAAAAAAACAATATGCACCTAACCAAATAATACAATTATATAAAGTTTTATATAATGAATTAGTTTATAACATAGAACTTGAAGAACAATTTTAAAAAATGAAAGGGTGTTTAATATGTTAAAAGTTTGTGTTTACTTAAAATATGGATTTGTTGAAAAATACGAAATTGATACAACTATAGATTATTTAATTAAAAATTTTTCAAGAAAATTTAAAACTAACGGAATACCTTTTAATTTAAACGGTAATAATTATATGTCTAATGAGTTAGAAAAAGTCGCCATATTTAGCGAAAACATAGTATTTAGAATAGAAAGGAAGATATATAAATGAGAAAAATACCAAGTATTTTTATTAGAGATATTAAAACAAAGAAAATAATTCCGAAAATTAGGCCAGAAAATAATTGGTTATTTTTTGAAACAGCATTACCGACACAAAAGTTTGATGGTGCCGCATGTGCTATTATAGACGGGAAATTATACAAAAGATATGATGTAAAGAAAGGTAAGAAAGTACCTGAAAATGCTATACCATGCCAACAACCAGATATAGTAACTGGACATCATCCACATTGGGTAATGTGTAAAACCAATGATTCTCAAGACAAATATTTTTGGAGAGGATTCAATAATCTAAAACATAAACATAATGGAACTTATGAATTATGCGGAGAAAAAATCAATGGAAATCCAGAACGAATATATGATCATGCTTTATTACGCCACGGAAGTATTATTTTAAATGATTTTAATTTATTGGATGGAGTAAATGATCATTTAAAAGATAGAGATGAATATATTTTTGAAAAGATAAAAGATTATTTAAATACTAAAAATATCGAGGGTATAGTTTTCTATAGTAATAGTAATGATAAGAATTTTGGATTAATGATGGCAAAAATTAAAAAAAAGGACTTTGGATTAAAAAGGGATACTAAAGTATACTTTTGAATAATATGGAGGAATAAATAATGTCAGTTAAAATGATTGAGAATTTAATTAAAATAGAAATTTTTATTTATAAAATAGGAGGAGAACCAGCGTATAATGTGCATTATACGCTTCAAGGAAAAATGTTAGATACATTAAAAAGGTTAGAAAAAATAATACAGATTGATAACAAAAAATTGACATTGTCAGGTAAATTAGAATATGCCGTTAATTGTATTGAAAAATTAGAAAGGAAGGAGATTATAGGAAATGAATAAAAAAGATTTAGTACAAAAACAAGTAATTATATGTCCAAATTGTAAAGGTGAACTTAAAAGATTTTTATATATGGAATCAGAAAATTCAAAAATTGGGCAGTATAAATGTAATGAATGTTATAGATACTATAGAATTATAAATAAAGTTTTAATTGATTATGGAATATATAATTTGTTTGAAGGGTAAAATTTCAAAAAAGAAATGGAGGAAAAATAAACAATGGCAATTCAAAAAGTTAAATGCGAAAATAAAGATTGTGCAAAAGTATTTGCACTTAATGTAAAGGTAGGTCCAGAAGTTGACGGTAAGTTTGAAGTATACTTTGTTTGTCCGTTTTGTAATAAGCATTATCATGCTTATTTTGAAAATATACAGACAATGTCTATACAGGATCAAATTAACGAATTAAATTCGCAGGTCCAGAACACAAGAATAATAAAAAAAGGAATGAATTTTGCTAAGGAATTCAATAAAAGGCAGGATTATTTAGAAAAGATTAATAAATTAAAAGATCGAAAAAAACTAATACTTGAAAAAATAAATTCAAAAAATAAAATAAAAAGTAGTTGACGGATAAATTATCCTATGATATAATAGTATCATGGTTAAGGAACATTAGACTATTATTAAATATAAAGGGGATTAAGACTATGAATACAAAAAAAACTGAAGAAATAAAAAAAGATTTAAGCTTTAATAAAAGAATATCATTGGTTAAAAAGTATGTATTTGAAAATTTAAAGGAAACCAAAGAATTAGACAATATAAAGGGAACTAATACAATAGGATTTTACAGTCTATCGACAATTGAAAAATATTTATTTCCAGCTTTAGATATGTATGATTTAGATTTAGATCTAGAAATATTTTCAGACAAAATCATTGGTCATTGGTACGATTGTGCAGGCGATAATCAGAGAAATATTGAAATTGATTTTAGTAGAATTGAACATGTAGAAAAGTTGCAGTTAATGGCTAACATGGTACAAAGTGAAGGTGCTGTTAAGTCATATACAAGAAGATATGCTTTAACAGCTATTTTAAGACTTCCAAGTACTGATCTTATAGATAGTGATTTTAATAAGACAAATATCAACAATAATACCGATAATAAAAACAATAATATCAACAAAGGCACCACGCAACCAACCGGCCAACCTGGTAAGGTAACTCAAAACCAACTAAAGCGCTATTATGCAATAGCTAAAAACAAAGAATTTGATATTGATTATCTAGATGAGCTAATTAAGGTAGCTTATAGTATTCCAACTAAAAATGACTGGATGAAAGCAGATTATGACGCATTTACAAAGTATATGGAAGGCAATACAATGCAAGATACTCATAATGTATTGATAGCTAAAATAAAAAAAGCAGGTAGGCCAGTGCCTGGAAAAAAGTAACGGAATGTGGTATGGCAACCGGTGGCTTTGATGATGAATTGCCGGTCTGGATACCTGATAATTATTATGCAATACCATATAAGGAGTTGATAAGATAAATGAAATATTGTAACGGGTGTGGAACCCAATTAATAAATGATGACTGTCCAAATAAAATGTGTATTTACAAGACACGTTTTATAGAAAAATTATATAATAGGCAATTTGGTGATGATATAGAGGAGGTTTCAGAAAATGGGAATAATGAAAATTATAAAAAACATGAAAATAAATGATAAATTATATACACAATATAGATTTTATATTGCTTGGTATAATCTTCTACAAGATGAATTATTGGATTTGGTAAAAGGTTATGATGAATTAAAATTTTACACAATAAAAAAAAGAAGTTTTATTAAGCTTCTTAACCAAGAAATTACGCCGTATGCTATGGTATATGGAATAGTTTATGAAAAACCAGGTATTAAGATGCAAAAAGATGAATTATTTTATCTGCCAATATCGCCCGAAGATATTGAGGAGATGGGAAGATATCAATATTTTAAGAAATACACAAGAAATATACTATAAAAGTGTTGCTATGATAATTATATCATGATATAATTATCATAGCCAAGGAACATTAAAATAAATTTAAGGAGATTGAAAAATTATGAAAAAGATTGAAAATTATGATGATTTTTATGACTGGACAATAGAAAATGAGCTAGATTATAAGTTTGACACTAAAAAAGACTTCAATGATACAATCGTTGTGTACAACCAATATGACCATGACAATTGGGTAAGCGTTCCTTATCCGGCAGGTGAAAAAGGTTCTTGGGACGAAATAAAAAAAATAATAGAAAAAGCATTGTTATAAAAACGTGGGATATTGTATATCCCACAAAAATAAATTTATGGAGGAAGATTAGAAATGGAAATAAAATTATTTACGCACAGTGACCTTGATGGAATAGGGTGTGCATGTATAGCCAACATAGTCTTTGGAGATGAAAACGTAGATTATGAAATATGCGGATATCAAAACATTGATGAAAAAATATCTACATATTTAGAAAATAAGGAATATGAAAAGTATAATAAAACATATATTACTGATATATCAGTAAAAAAAGAAATAGCGGAAAAAATAAACCAATGTAAGAAAACATTTAGATTGCTAGATCATCATAAGACAGCTGAATTTTTGAATACATATGAATGGGCAACTGTGATTGTACAAAACAAAGATGATATCAAAGAATGTGGTACAAGCCTATTGTATCAAGAATTGTATAAAGAAGCCTATAATGATAATGAATTAGGTAATTTTGTAGAAATGGTAAGGTTATACGATACCTGGGACTGGAAACAGACACAAAATGATTTGCCAAAGAAACTAAATGATATCTTTGGAATAATAGGCTATAAAGATTTCATATTTTATTATAGCCATTTTCGAAACTTGTTTCCAAATAAATTTATGGAACTTTTGAAATACAAAAGAAGAGAAATTGATTTAGCCATCGATGAAAAACTTAAAAAAGTAAAAATCATTAGTAAAACTACTTGGCTAAGAAATTTATTGCCAGAAAAATTTCATTTGAAAAAATTTTTAAAAGGATGTTATGCAATCTCCTTGTGTGACAGAAAAGACTTAACGAGTGAATTAGGAAGTAAAATTTTAGAAAAATTTGAAAATATAAATTACGTAATGTTAATTTATGATGGTGGCATAGCATTACGAAGTGTTGGCGATTTTGACGTGAGTGAAATCGCAAAGAAGTATGGTGGTGGAGGACATAAAAACGCGGCCGGTTTTTTAAATGATGAATGGTATAAATTTTTATTATAAATATAAAAAAGAGAGGGCTTAACGCCCTCGAAAGGAAATAAGAAAGGACTTGAAACAATGGAAAAAATAACAATAATTATATGGGTAATTGCGGTGGTTTTTATAATTTTGAATTATTTTAATTCAAAAAAATTATACAAAATATATAACAAAAAATATGAGGAATTCCTGAAGTGTTATACAGATTTAGAAGATAAGAAAAAAAAACAAAATGAAAATAAGCCAACAGAAACAGTTTTGGATAATGTGCTCACAAAGTTAAATTATGGTAAACCTATGTCAGATGAAGATGTAGATAAAATATTAAAATAGGAGGTATTTTATATGACGAATTGTACATTTTTTGTAGATCGAGATAAAACAAATGAAGATCTTAAAATATTGAAAGGAGATGGGCGTATTATAATTGATGATAAATATTTTTTACGTCCTGGAATAGAAACAAATATTTATAAAGGTAATATACAGCCTTTATATGATTTATCTGCACTTAATGAATTACAGATAGATATATCTGTTAAAAAAAACAATGGTTTTTTTTTAACAGATATAAAAAAAACTGAAAATGATTTAGAGCTAAAATTTGAATATAAAGATGATTTTATAATATTCAAATTAAAGCTTTATAAAAATACAATAATTCAAATTGACAATACAATAATTCTAGTTGACAATTGTGAAGGCTTACCAACTTTATGTATTAATGAATTAATGGACAAAATTGAAAATAAAGATTTTGATTTTAGAATTTATAAAGAAATGAAATTTATAGATTCTAAAAAAAGAAAAAAATCTTTGATGGGTGTTATAAAATCGTGGATCAATGGGGTGAGGATATAATTTATGAATGATCAAGAAATGAAATATTTGCCTTTAGGAAAAATAACATATTCGAATAATTCGGAATATATTGGTTGTTTTTTAGAAATATCTGAATTTAATTATAATAGATTGAAAACGCTTATGGATAATTGTTTAATTGATCATAACTTTGAAACACATTTAAATGACTTTAGTTATCATTTAATTGAAGAAATTGAAGAAGAATATAACTCCAAACGTAAGTTTTTAGTCAATAAAAGTTTTACTTTATATGTATTATATACAATTAAGAAAATAATTGAATTTCAATTATTTTATGATTCAACAAATCCAATTCAATTACCTGTAAACATATATATTAAGGAGATATTCAAACCATCTATGTATCATGGTGGGGAGAGTGTAATTTTTAAGTAATTAAACGATAAGAGGGTGTTATTTTAAAATAACACCCTCTTTGTGGTATAATAGCATGAAAGGAGATAGATATAAATGTTGACCGAACGGAAAAGGCTATTTTGTGATTATTATATAATATCCCTGAATGCAACTGATGCCGCGCGAAAAGCAGGATATAGTTCTAAATCTGCAAATGGTTTAAAAAATAAAGCCTACAAATTAATGAAAGATCCAGATATAAAAGAATATATAGCAGATAGACTTAAGCAAAAAGAAGACGATTTAATAGTTAAGCAAGACGACATATTAAAATATTTGTCTGGTTGCGTTCTTGGATCAGAAAAAGAAAATAAAATTTATATTTTAAGATCTGGCAATAAAGGAAATTACAACGATGAATTAATTGAAAAAGAAACGGATCTACAGCCAAGGGATCGTATTAAAGCGGCTGAAATTATGGCGAAAATTTATAAATTAATGGATAAAAATGAAAATACGGAACCACAAAAAGTCATTATTGAATGTAATATACCTTTGAAAAATGAGGATCCACAAAATGAATAGCATAAAGGTTTCTTTAACTGATTGCTTTGGTCCTGCTTATTATGAGATATTTCATGATGTAGAAGCCCGTAACAATATGATATATTGGCTAAAAGGTGGACGTGGAAGTTTAAAAGGTTCATTTGCTTATTTATACACTATATTTGATCTGACTCGTGATGCTGAAAATGGTGTTGTTACTCATGCCGTAGGACTTAGAAAAGTTGGATTAACAATAAGAGACTCAGTATTTACAAATTTTTTGTGGGCTATTAATAAACTAGGATTAAAGGATTCATGGGATTATACAATTAGTCCAATGAAATTTTTTCATAAAAAAACCGGTAATACAATATTATTTCGTGGGTGTGCTAATCAAAGAGACTTTGAAAAAATTAAGTCTTTAAAATTTGAAAAAGGTTATTGTAAAATTGCAATTTTTGAGGAATTGACTGAATTTGCTGGAATGGATGAAATTGACAGTATACAGCAATCATTATTTAGAGGAAGCAACGAAGACACCGGGGAAGATTTCGGAAATGAAGAAAGTATAACTTTTGTAATGTACAACCCACCGGCAAGTAGGATAAATTGGGTTAATGAAGAATCAAGGAAGCTAAGACAATTAAATGAAAACGGGGAAGATACAGGCGTATATATTTTGCATACTACATATTTACAAGCAAAAAAAAGCTGGTTAGGCAAACCGTTTGTTGATAAAGCTAATCAAATTAAAAAATTTAATTATAGAAAATATCAACACATGTATTTAGGCGAAGAAACCGGGGAAGGATTAGAAATTTATCCACCTATTACAAAGGATAATCCTAACGGCTTGGTTGAATATCGAACCATAACAAACGAAGAAATTAAACAATTTACTAAGATTGATAGGGGACTAGATTTCGGATACAGTCATGCCAGTTGTTACGCCGAAATGTATTATGATGGAAAACGCGAAATATTGTATATATTAGATGAGGTATATTTGTATGGTGCTAATAATTTTACATTAGCAATTAAAATAAAATATAAAGCTGGTAAATTATTTATTATTGGTGATAGTGAAGATCCAAGGACAATAAATGAAATGATTCTTTTAGGTCTTAATGTAGGTAAAGCTAAAAAAGGCAAGGATTCAAAAGCTCATGGTATTATGTGGGTAAAAGGCAGGGCAAAAATAGTAATAGATAAAAAAAGGACTCCTAATATAGCTAACGATTTTGAAACTTATGAGTATAAAAAAGATAAAGAAGGTAAAATAATATATGACTTTCCTGACGAGCCTGACGGATCGGCGGCTGTAAGGTATGGATTGGAAAAATATATTTTAGACAGTAAATTAAAATTCGGTGTAAAAAGGTAATACATTGATTAAATATATAATTTTTAATATAATTATAATAAATTATATAGTTTGGTTTGAATCGCAGCCAAACCAAACTATATAAAAATAGTATAGAAATTGTATTAATTCGAGCTGCGAAATTGGATTAATACAATTTCTTTTTATATGGAGGATTTTATGAAAGAATTAAAAATTGATAAAGAATTTGAAAAATTAATACCAAAATTGACTGATAAAGAATTTTTTCAGTTAGAACAAAATATATTAAATAATGGTATTCAGGACAGCATTAAAACCTGGGATAATTATATTATTGATGGACACAATAGATATAAAATAGCCCAAAAACATAATTTAGATTTTACAACTTATCCTATGGACAGTTTATTGTTTACTAAAAATGATGTTAGCGAGTGGATGTTAATAAATCAGTTAGGTAGAAGAAATTTAAATAATTATGATAGGTCGGTTATTGCTTTAAAACTAGAAGAAATGTATAAGAAAAAAGCCAAAGAAAATCAAGGTAAAAGAACAGACCTTTGTCAGATATCTGACAAAAGTTATAATCCTATAGATACAAAAAAAGAAATAGCAGAAAAAGCCAAAGTATCGCATGATACTATAGCTAAAGTTAAACATATAGAACAAAAGGCAACACCAGAACAAAAAGAAAAATTAAGAGCTGGTGAAACTACAGTAAATAAGATTTATCAAGAAATAAATCCACACGTATCTCAAAATTCTGGTGATAATGAATGGTATACACCAATTGAATATATTGAAATGAGCAGAAAAGTAATGGGAAGTATAGATTTGGATCCGGCTACTAATATTAAAGCAAATGAAATTGTTCAAGCAAAAAATATATATACAATCAATGAAAATGGATTAATAAATGAGTGGTATGGAAATATATTTTTAAATCCGCCTTATTCTGTGGATTTAATTAATAAATTTATTGATAAATTAATTGAAGAATTAAAAAATATAAATCAATGTATATTATTAGTCAATAATGCAACTGATACTATATGGTTTCAAAAAATAGTACATTTTTGTAGTGGTATTTGCTTTCCAAAAGGAAGGATAAAATTTTATAAACCAAATAGTAACAAATGTAGTCCATTACAAGGGCAATGTTTTTTATATTTTGGTATTAATATTAAACAATTTTATAGCGAATTTTCTAAAATAGGATGTGTATTTTATAATGAGAGGTGAAATTAACAATGTCAAAAGAAAACAACAAATAATAAATTTTAGTGGATTATTATACGGTAAAATTACTCCAACAGATTTAGATGCATTAATAGAATATAAAAATATTGGATATATTTTTATAGAAATTAAGTATTCTAATACTGAATTGCCTTTTGGACAAAAATTAGCCATAGAAAGATTAGTAAAAGATACTAATATAAATAAAAAATCAATTGGAATTATAGCAGAACATTATATTGAAGATACTTCAAAACAAATAAATGCATCTGATTGTGTAGTAAGGAAAATATTTGATTGGAAAAATCAATGGAGAATACCTAAATATAAAAATCTAAAAGAAACCATAGATAGTTTTATAAAATATATTGATTACTTGTTATAATATTATGTTAATAATTCTAAAAATATATGAAAGGATGTGATAAAATGTATACATGCAAAAAATGCGGTAAAACTTTTGATTTACCAATAATTAAAGAAGCACCAACAGCATTAAAGAAATCATTAATATTTTTAATCGGTGGCTTCTTTACATGTGGGATATTGTGGTTATTATCTCCAGTTGCTTTAATTCCACAACCAGATATCAAAAAGTGTCCACATTGTAAAAGTGTCCACATTGTTTATCTAAAATAAATTAGAAAGGAAATGGATTAATGGATAATATAATTGAAATTATCAATATAGATTTAAATAAAAAGATAGGAAAGTATATAGCCCGCAATTATTACTATTATAAGCCGAAAATAGAACAAAAAGAAGTAAATACACATTCAGGTGGCAAGGTGCATACAATAAAATTAGATACAAATTGTTATTTATACACTAATTATTTTAAGATGTTGGTCAATCAAAAAAGTGATTTTCTTTTAGCCAAGGAACCGGAACTTAAAATTGCTAATAGTGATATAACAGTTGCCACAATTACAGATATGTTAGAAGAAGGTCTTTTAAATGCTTCTTTAGATACAGCGGCATGGTTGCATTTCTATGTCGAAAATAATAAACTAGATTGGATATTTGTACATGATTCTGAGATTATACCAATATATGATAAATACAATAAAAATATTATAGAAATTATAAGATATTACAGAATAGATGAAGATAATTACAGAATAGAGACATGGACAACTAAAGGCGTAAAAATTGAAACTATAGATAAAGATAAAATTATAAATAGTAATAATGTTGAGCCATGGACACCTCAAAAAGTAAATTATAAAAATATAGAAAAAGATAAAATTATAATTAATGATATTTTATATCATTACGAAGAAATAACATATTATCAAGGGGAAATTGAAAATATAGAAGGTAAAAACTTGCCATTTATTCCTTTTATACCATTGTTTAATAATAAGGCAAAAAAAACAGACCTTGATGGCATACAAGATTTACTTGATATGTATAATTCTATTAATAGTGGATTTGTAGATAATATTAATTTATTCCAAGAAGCAATTGTAAAACTAAAAGGATTTACAGGCGATACCGAAGAACTCGAAACAATTAGAAAAAATATGCAAAAATATAAAATGGTTGGTATTCCACAAGGTGGTGGGGATAATGCCGACATGGAATATATGGGTATAGAAATACCAGTTGAAGCAAGGAAAGTAATTTTAGAAATATTAAAAGAAAATATTTTTAAGGTTGGTCAAGGGTTGGACCCTGATAGATTAGCCAGTGAATCACATATTACAAACGGCGTAATAAAGGCCCGGTATAGCCAATTAGATATGAAGGCTAATAGGACTCAAAAACAATTAAAGATATTTTATGAAAAATTTGTTGATTGTGTTAATCAATTTAATAATTCTGGATTAGATAAAGAGATAACTTTTAATAGATCCATGATTTTTAACGAATCTGAATCAATAGATAACTGTTTAAAATCTATGAATCTATTGGACCAAGAAACAATACTTGATAATCACCCATGGGTGACTGACTCCAAAAAAGTAATGGAAAAAATAAATAAGGAAAAGGAAGAAAACATAAAAAGACAACAAGAATTAATTGATGTAAATATGAAAACAAATGATTTGCGATAATTTATTATTGCAAAGACGTTTGTACTACAAACGTGTTTAATGTGTTATAATAAATAATAATATATTTATATAAGTTTATTATTAAGTCAAATAGGAAAGGAAGTGTTTTTTAGTGAGCGAAAAAATAAAAAATAAAATCGGGGAAGAATTATATAATCAAGTACTTGCCAAAGGTTTAAAGCCAGAAGATTTCGATCTAGTAAATGACGGGTCATGGATATCCAAACCCAAATTTAATGAAGTGAATAACAAATTAAAAGCAACTGAGAATAAAATTACAACTTATGAAAGTCAAATAAAAGATTATGATAAATTAGTATCCACTAATAAAGAATTAAAAGGTAACTACGATACTTTAAAGGAACAGCATACAAATGATTTAGCCGCGAAGGATAATGAAATTTTGAATGTTTCAAAAAGGTTTATGGTTGAATCAAAATTAAGGGAATCCGGGGCGAAACATACAAGTTTGTTGATGAAGGATATTGATTTAGAAAAAATTACAGTTGAAAATGATAATTTATTAGGTATGGATCCAATTTTAGAAGGTTTAAAAACTAATTATGGAGATATGTTCGTCACTAAACAAACCACTAATAATACAAGCCAATCAAATAATAATCTGGGTGACACTAATAATGAAAATTACGATCCTAATAATATTGATTGGGAAGCTAAATTAAAAGATATAAAATAATGAGAGGAAGTGTTTTTAAAAATGTCAAATAGTATATCATATCCAGTTGTCTATAAAAAGAAAATGGATGAAGTTTTTAAGGCAAGTGCAGTGACTGCTATTTTAGAAGCTAGTCCCGACGCTATAAGTTTTAAAGGAACTGAGGAACAGGAATTTAAAATTCAAAAGTTGGCTTTACAAGGGCTTGGAACTTATTCTAGAACTAACGGGTACACAGACGGAAATATTACGGAAGAGTGGGAAACCCATACATTCGGACAGGATAGATCAAGGAAATTTAGCTTAGATGCAATGGACGCATTGGAAGCATATATTAAAATCGCAAAGATTGGAGCACAATTTACAAGAGAACACGTTGCGCCAGAAATTGACGCTTATAGATTCCATAAGATTTGTTCTTTATGTTCTGTTGATGCAACCGCAGACTTGACAGTTGACGATGTAATCGCCGCAATAGATACAGGTATTCAAACATTAGACGATGCAGAAGTACCACAAGAAGGTAGGGTTATGTTTGTATCAAACGAAGTTTATAGACTTATGAAACAATCCGGTGAATTTTATCAGACCAGGGTAACACATGATAATATGGTTACTAAAATTAATAGAAAAATTTCTATGTTAGATGATATACCAGTAATAAGAGTTCCAAAAGCAAGATTTTATAGTGCATTTACATTCTATGATGGTGTAACCGGTGGACAGGAAGCCGGCGGTTTTGTTGTAGCAGGTGGCGCAACACAATTAAACTTTATTATAGCGCCTATCAATATACTTCTAGGAATCATAAAATACATTGATCCTAAAATCGTAGACAAAAGATTTAATACTGACGCTGACAAATGGATATATGCATTAAGAGTATATCATGAACTGTTTATACTTGAGAATAAATTATCAGGTGTTTATATTCATAAAAAAGCAAGTTAATAGGGGGTTGGTTTAAATGGATATGCAAAATAGATTAATTGGCTATTATGCCAATGTATCAGACATGGCGATTGTAAACTTAAAACAAGAAAAAAAGTTTCAATTCAGAAAACATTTAACCAACCATTCTTTATTAAAAGTTGTAGAAAGCAGTTATGAAAAAATAACAAATTCTGAGGAAGCTAAGAAATTAATTAAAGATTATATGTTGTCTATGAATGGTATGTATAAACCAGCAAGGGACGAATATAATAAAACCCTTGCATTAATAAAAGCAACCAAGGATCCAATGTTAAAGCAAAAAATAATTGATGAATATTGCGAACGTGGTATTCATGGTTTTACTGCAAGGAACGGTGCACACTGGAATATAGAAACATATAGTAATATGTGTACAACTCATTTTAATAATGAATTAGTTAGACTATCAGTGTTGGAAACTAGAAAAGAAGGGGATAAGTTCGAAGTGTCAAGTCATGCGAAGGCTTGTCCTTTATGTATTCCATTTGAGAGTAAAATTTTAACATATGAAGGATTACAAGAAGCCAAGGCAGCTGGATTATTTCATGTTGGCTGCAAACACTTGGTAACTAAAGTATAGAAAGGAAATTAAAATGTTAACTAGAAAAAAATTAGAAGAAAAATTAAATAAAAAAGATAAAATTTGTATTGTTACAGCTTGTTTACTTCCAACTAAAGCTGTTGAAATATTAACTAATTATCAAGAATTAGAAGGAAAAAAAGAATATCTTTTAAATGCTTATGACGAAAATTTGTGTTTAAAGAATATGAAAGAAATAAGACTTTTAGATTGTATAGTTATTTCAAAAGGTGATTTAATTGAGAACTAAAAAAGAATTAGAAAAATTAATGCTACCTAATATTGCAACGGAAACACCATTAAGAAAGTGGGTCCGAAGATATAAAGGGGCTTTAACAGAAGAACACCGACAAAAATGTTTATATTTTATAAAATTATACGGTGGTTCTATAGACAGCGTAAGGGTGTAGACGAAAATAATTATAAAATAATTAAAAGGAAGTGTTTTTAAAATGGCTTATACATTAAAGGGTAAATTAGATTCAATCGCGGCGGGTTTATCTAGTATTGACAGTGTAGCAAGTGTTATAGCAGATGCAGACCTTGATAGCTTAGCAACTGCAATGGACGCGGCGGCAACTGTTATTGATTCAGTAGCCAGTGACATGTCAGGAGTACCGGCCCAAGTGGATAGTGTAGGAACAGCCGTCGAAGATAACGACAATCTTATAGATTCAATTGGAAGTCAAGCAGATTCATTAGGTACATTAGTAGCCGCAAACGACAGTCTAATAGATAGTATTGGGAGTCAAGCGGATTCATTGGGTACATTAGTAGCCGCAAACGATGCGTTAATAGATTCAGTTGGTACATTAGTAGCGGCTAATGATACATTAATTGATAGTGTTGGAACAAAAACAGGGTCCGTTGGAACTCAAACAAATAGTAATGCAAGTGCTATCGATTCCGTAGGAAGTCAAGGCGATTCAATAGGTACTTTAGTAGCGGCTAACGATGGATTAATAGATTCCGTAGGAAGTCAAATAGATTCTATTGGTACAATAGTTACCGATAATGATAGTTTAATAGATTCAGTTGGTACGCTTGTAGCGGCTAACGATGCGTTAATAGATTCAGTTGGCGTAATTGGTTCCGATATTTTAATAGCCGTAGAAGATAATGATAGTTTAATAGATTCAGTTGGTTCATTAGCTAATAGTTATTTAAGTGCTATAGAATCAAGAATTATAGTAGTAGATTCCGTTGTTGATTCAATAGCAGCAGGATAATATAAATTAAGGGGGTATAGGTTAATGAAAATTGCACACGTCGCACCATTTGCACCTAACAGGTGTGGACTTTATGAGGCGGCTCGAGATATGGCGAGGGCGGACGTTTTTGGCGGTCATGGGGTTTATTTTATAGACGCAGGGATTACACAAAACGGGAAGCGTGGAAAAACACAAATCGGAGCTGTAGACGATAGGGCGGGTTTTAAATTGGTTACGACTGGATTTCAAGTACTAGACGACGCAGATATAATTATAATGCACACAGGTATAAACGATTCATATTTAGTCAGAAACCAAACCCCGTTAATTTGGGTTGTACATGGTCGCCCACATGCTTGTTTTAAACCGGAACGTATGAAAAAAGGACAACCTTATTCTTTATATAAAACGGTTTCAAACTGGAAAAGAACCAAAGGAATGTTATATTTTTGGCGTGAATTTCAACCAGATTGGGAAGATATTTTTAACGGAAAAGATATAATTTTACCTT